AATAGATCGATTAAGAGGAATATATCAATGTCTGAAGTCTGCCTTCAGAAATGGCAATTCTCTTGTTGGAACGATAAGGACATTGATCAGAATATCGCAAAGGCAAAGAAGCATCCACGATGGAGTAAGGCGATGAAGATTGTGAACACTGCGGAGATGACTAATTATACACACGGCGCTGATCACTATTATGCTGACTATATCAAACCTCCCTATTGGGCAAAGAGCATGACTCGCACTACGCAGATTGGTCGCCACATATTTTTTAAATAACCTCAAACCTACATAACTATATGAAACTATTCGCAAATATCTTAACTATTGCTATCGCGATTATGCTAGCATTTCAACTTCTACATCAATCTTTGAGTTGGTCTAACATTTTTATGTTCAGTGGGATATTAATAATCCTATGTACGAATCTATTGGTTGATAGCTATAGCGAATAAATCAGTTTAACATGCTTCTATAAATAAAATAAAAAAAAGGTAAAATATGAATAAAACAATAGTAACATTATTAACATCAATATTAATCGTAACATCAGCTCATGCATATGAAGATGTTATTAGAGACGGCGCGATCGGAGCGATTATGGGTGCAGTAATCGGAAACAATATGGGCTCGGGTGATTCAGAAACTGGAGCCGTCATTGGAGGAATCAGTGCAATTATCTTCGGAGAGAAGGGTAGATCACGTCATGTTAAAAATGGTTGTTATACCAATACACATACACATACACATACTAGTCCCTCGAGCACTGTTGTAGTACACCCTGTGACAAGGGTCGTTGAAATCAGAGAACAAGTTTGGATACCAGGTCGAGAGATTCGAAATGCTTGTGGAGAGGTTATCTATCGTGAAGCTGGCAGATATGAAACCCATTCTCGGTTTGAAACAATCACAGTTTATCGTTGACATCTAAATTATACTCTATATAAACTTATATTATGACAAGTAGTGAAAGACTAAAATACATCAAATCCTTAGTCAAAAAGACTAAGAAGAAATCAAAACGGGTACCAAAGAAAGTCGATAGTGATTTTGTACCTTTGGAACCAACTGCTCCCACTGAAGATGATATCAACGAGGAGTTCAATAATCTAATCCGTTATACAGCAGACCAATATATTAATTATGAAGAGTAGAATTTTTGATCGTTATGACCGAGTCGTTGCACACGACTCAAAATACACTGGAGAAGAACCCTCATGGGACGATTCTAAAACCTTGGATGGAGTACAATATCATAGTCGGAGATCAAAGTGTTTTTCATTTTATAATTACTATTGCACGACAAAGGATTTAATGAATGATGTAGCAAAATTCGCAAAATCACAGGGGTATAAATCAGATGTTATCCGTATCGTAAAATCAAATCATAAAGTCTTTTCTTTTACAGCATCTAAGATCGCTCGTATGTTGAATAAAGGTATGCCTTCGACACATGAAGGATGGGAAGAATATTGCGAAAAATATCCAGGTATCAATATGACACAGGCGAACAATGATATCCAATATGTCAAGGACGAGATTGATCGAATATCAAAGCAATATAAAGAAGTGAAAGAAGAGGAAAAATCTTCTGAGCCTAAGCTATCTGTCGTGGATCGAATGAACAATAAGGTGAATGATAAAGTCATTTACCATCTTGATGGAATGCTTGATCAATGGTCTGATGCTTCTACAAAGGTAGAAGGATTGAATCTCACATCTATACTGAAATCAAATGATATTCCTGTTCGTGGACTCTCTATTATAGAAAACTGGCTTGGTGCTCTTCGTGATTCTTTACAAAAATGTATTGATAAGGACAATGAGTTTGATATCGAAGGATGGTCATTCTTATCTAAGCCTGAACTCAAGAATAGAATCAAAGAGATTGATAAGATGCTCACACAGATCGACAAGTATCGTGGAGCAAATGCAAAGGTTCGTAAGCCTCGTGTGAAGAAGGTGAAGTCTGCGGAAGTGCAAGTGAAGAAACTTAAATATAAGGAATCAGATGATGATTTCGGTATCAGTTCTGTTTCTCCTATCAATATTCCTGGTTCGCGAAAGGTTATTTTATTCAATACGAATAATAGAAAATTGTTTGTCTATGAATCGAATGGTGATGGTATTGCTGTGAAAGGCACATCCCTGCAGAATTATGATGAATCTAAAAGTTATGGATTGACAATCCGTAAGCCTGATGATATATTACCTATTATAACAAACAAATCAGAAAAAGTATTTACCAAATCCATCGATTCGCTTACAACAAAGCAAGTGAAATGTAATGGAAGAATCAATGATCATATGGTAATTCTACGTACACTATGAAACAAGACTTAACTATCATACCAAGCATTACTAAAGATGATCTAAAGAACCAGGTAGAAATATTAGTTCAAAAAGATGAAATGACATATGCGGAAGCTATCTGCGAAATATGCGAAGGATTAATGATTGACCCCGAGGATATCAAAAGAATTATAACTGGCCCATTGAAAGCCAAGCTTGAAGCAGAAGCGATTGATAGGAATATCATAAAGTCTGATACAGGTAAATTATTTTAAAATGAAGACAGAAGAGTTAAAAAAAATAATAGACGCATCATTGTTCGATTTTGAATTACACGAATATGTGGATGGCTCTCTTGTATTAGAGGGTGAATATTTTACTCTCGATTATCAACCTAGTGTAGAGGGTATTCAAATTCATGCACATGAAAAGACTGATATCATTGTTGAATGTATGATGGAAGAGTTATCGGAGATGTCTATTATTCGTGAACAACTTGAAGAATTGAATTAAAATATGGGAAGAATAAATGGCTTTCAAGCTTATCAGATTTATAATGCCCTTCGTCTACACTACTCAAGTGAAAACTACAATGCTTATCAATACAATTTCAAATCAAATGTTAGCATTGATTCATTTGAAAAGCGTAGAGATAAGTATTTCTTTCATAGGCTAGCCAAGAAACACACAATTGATTCTATTAAAGACTTCTATCATGCTAATTTCATTGAAGGAAAGAAATGGATTGGCGAAATGGAAGAGAAATATTACAATGAAAGACAGTCACGATTAGAATCATTAACATATAGATTTAAGACTGATATAAATAAACTTTCAGACTACGGTTTCAATGAACTGTGTACCTGTAGGGAGGGACAAAACGAATTATTAAATAGACTCGACAGAGGTGACATCAACATTGAAACCGTAGCAATCATTGACAAGCTAGTCAATTTTATAAAACCTTTATTACCATTATTGAATGACCCTCTTCATATGAAGAAAGAGAAAGCAATGATGGTGATGAAATACAAAGAAAGCTTAATTAATATAAACCGAGAAAAAATTAAAGATATTATTCTTTTATCATTTACAAAAGAAAAATCTATGATATAATACTCTTATATTAATTAAATACAATACAATACAAATAATACAATACAAATAATAATATGACATCATTCCAAGAAATGAAACAAAAACGTGCCGCGGCAATCGAAAACCTAGTTAAGGCTGCAGAGTCTTCTTCTGAAAAGAAGTCTTATGGAGACGATCGCATGTGGGCACCAACAGTAGATAAAGCAGGAAATGGATACGCAGTGATTCGTTTCCTACCAGCAGTAGAAGGAGAAGACCTACCATGGGCTCGTTACTGGGATCATGGATTCAAGGGACCAACTGGAAAGTGGTACATTGAGAAATCTTTGACTTCGATTGGTCAACAAGACCCTGTTTCTGAAATGAATACTCAACTATGGAATAGTGGTATCGAATCCGATAAAGAAGTTGCTCGCCAACGCAAGCGTCGACTTCACCATATTTCAAACATCCTTGTGATTTCTGATTCAGCAAATCCACAGAATGAGGGTAAGGTATTCCTTTTCAAATATGGTAAGAAAATCTTTGATAAGATTATGGATGTGATGCAACCTCAATTTGAAGATGAGCAACCAGTTAACCCATTTGATTTTTGGGGTGGTGCTAACTTCAAGTTGAAGATTCGCAACGTTGAAGGATATCGCAACTATGACAAGTCTGAGTTTGATGCACCGTCAGAGCTATTTGATGGTGATGAATCAAAGCTTGAAGCTGTATTTAATCAAATTCATGCTCTCAAGGAATTTACTAATCCAGAACAATACAAGACATATGCAGAGTTGAAGAAGAAGCTCTATGATGTTCTTGGTGAAGAAGAAATTGCCAATACGCTACATGAAGATACAGTGGCTGATTTGAATATGACTAGAAATCACCCTCTAGCTGACACACAATTCGATCAGCCAACTCCAGCTGAGACCCCAGCTCCAAATATGAATGTGGATACATCGGTCGCGGACGGAGATGAAGACACACTTAGTTATTTCGCCAAATTGGCACAAAGCTAAGAGTTAAGAATCACTCCATGGCAAAGGTCGGCATCAAAATGGTGCCGACCTTTTTGTTTAAAAAGCAGGAATTAAATCCATTGTGCGATCAATGTGTCTATCAGAATTGATTGTAGTATTTGTGATATTCTGATCTCCAGCTTTATTAACAATCGCTCCGATCGTTTCAGTATTTGAACTAGCGGCTTGAAGTGATTCCGCTTCTTTCATTTGAACAATCTCTCTCTGATTCCTTTCAAGTTGAGCGCCAGATGAATTATCGATTGGATCAATGTTTTCTTTATTTAATTTAGCAAGAGACGGTTTCTTACCCAGACTCATTATAAAATTATCCAGTTTATCCTTTAGAGTCATTCCGCTTGGACTGTTTATACCTAATTTCTCATTCTGTCCAATTACACCTTTATCTTGAAGATGCATTGTAGTCCACAGGTCTTTGCCGATGCCCCTAGTATCAATCCCTTGCTTCTCTAAGTAATTATCTCTTGCATCTTGTAAAAGAAAATCGGAATCAACTCTTTTCCTTTGTAATGAGTCATATTGTTTCTGGTCTTCTGGGTTTTCATATTCTCTAACTTTCACGAAGTCATCATCTTCGACCATTTTAAATTTCTTTGAAGAATCATCTTCAAATGATTTAAGATTAGCTTCAGCTTCTTTATTCTTGATAAGAGCTTGTTGGTACTCTTCAACTCCTTCGACAACTTCCACCTTAAGCGGCTTAGCTTCATTTGACATGACATCATTTAATGGCTTAACATTAGCTGATTCTTCTGTCTTAACAACATTGGGATTATCTTCTTTCGATATACCCTCTGCGGAAACTGGCTGTTCAGAAACATCGACACCCGAAGCTTTGGCCATGAATTTGAACATCATGGCGGCATCTTTCAATTTTAATTTAGAAAGATTCTTTAATTCTTTTACAAAACCCTTAAAGGAATCTGTCATATCATCTATCTTATCAGAATCAAGTTTCTCTAATGATAGTGCGATAGAATCAATTGCTTTGGCAGATGCATCTAAACCAGAAGATTTATCGGCAAGTTCTAGGAATTTTTCAATTGGATCGCCTCCAAAGAAACTCAATAGACCCCCAATAGCGGAACTAGCACCAAATGCAATGAGAGCTGCAGATACAGCTGCTATTCCAGCTCCTGCGATAATAAGACCTGGACCAGCACTTGATAATTGTACAAGTGAATCAATAAATCCCGTTAAGAAATCTCCGACTGCACTAATCACTGTGCTTATAGCATTGCCGAATGCACTAATGAATGGAGTAATTTTCCCAAGTGCTGAACCAAATAAATCAAATGCAAATGCAGCTGGAATCATCGCAGCTCCTAATGCTGCAATCGCCGCGGCTCCTATAAAGATCGCGGGTGATATAAATGATAATCCAAATGCCGCGGCGCCTAAGGCTGTCAATGTTCCAATCCCTATCGCAACACTCTTCCAATTAATATCGGAAAACATATTAAAAGCAAAAGCGGCTGGGATTAAAGATGCACCTAGTGCAGCAATCGCAAGAGAGCCTATTAAAATCTGGCCGCCGAGGTTTCCTAGTAGTGCTGCACCAGCTCCAAGTACACCCAAAGTTGTAACACCAAGTGCTACTTGCTTAAAATCTATTCCAACAAATTCTTTTAATGCTTTACCCGTTACTAATAGTGCGCCACCCAAAGCAATAAGAACACCTGCTCCAATTAAATATTTTGGATTAGATATTGCTTTAAGACCTTTTCCAAGACCTGTTAAGAAACCGGATATCCCCTTGCCAGCTCCTTTTCCAATTCCAGGCACCGCTCCGACAATTCCTCCGACGGCACCTTTGCTTGCAGTTTTACCACCAGGACCAATTTTAGATTTAAGACTTTCTTTAACTGAATTTAAAACACCACCACCAAGACCAATTTTAGATTTAAGACTTTCTTTAAGACTTTCTTTAATTGAATTTAAAACACCACCACTTTTAGCACTTTCAGAACCATTAACTTGATTATCATTATCAGATATAGAATTGAGTGCCTCGATTTGTCTTTCTTCTCTAGCGATATCTTCTCTACGATTCTCTCTTTGTTGTAATACATCACCAGAAGAATTTTCTACTATTGTTTTTAGAGATTCGCTTGAACTTATAATGGGTTCGGATATATCACTCCATAATTCAACGATGCTTGAATGTATAGAATTTAAAATACTTGGAATTACTTCATTTGAAGCACCAGGTGTCTCGATTAAACCAGCGGCATCAGGAGCACAAGCGGCA